AACGATATATAGTCCCCTAGATGAAAGTTCATAAAGGGTTTAAAGACTTTATTGTTTAGATCTAAATTAAATGATATATAATGATTAAGTTTTGATGTCATCATTTCGCTTCTAGCCTTAGTTTCTAGAGTATCCACTTCTTTATCTGCATAAATATATGACTTGGCCATCACTGAATGATACCTATCTAGATTATTAGCATCTTCTGTGATATTCCCACTTGTCAGTAAGTAATAGGTTTTTATATCTTTATAAATCTCATTATCACTTCTTGGATAAAAGACAATCTTATTAATCACTTGTGAGGATGAATCATTGGTTTCGATATTTAAAATAGATGAGAAGTTACTCTTCATCACCAGTCCTTCATTCACGTGGACTATCTTAAACAATATCCCTGTAATTCTTCCTCTTACATATTGCACTTCTGTTTGAAAACTAATCCCATAGGTTTTTGATACGAGTTCAAAAAGTTTTGAGATACTTTCAATCTTGTCTACTTCAAAGCTTAAAGATCCATAAACACTCGCATCTTTTTGAACAGTTAGATAGTCTAGGTTTTGCATGGCATCAGCATTCACTTTAAAATGCGCATGAATCACTTGATATAAGTAATCAATTAAATCACCAGTGTAACTAGCTACTGGTATATCTAGATTGAAAATCTCTCTAAAATCGAGCGCTTTAATGATTGTTGAATGATCGTCTTTTTGTTCGATACTTTCTAAGATGCCTATATAGGAAAATAGTTCATTAGAAGCTATGACGATATCGCCTATTGCTGCTTGAATATTGGTTTTATTGGCTTTAAAAACTGAGCGCTGGATGATGACCATATCCAGGTTAATCTCATACTCTTTTCCAACAGGTGCATAGTCTTTATATTGAAGGGTTTTTCTATCAAGAAATATGAGCTTCATATTAAATACCCATATACCCTTCAAGTAAGGTTACTTTACATAAAGACTCTGTCGCGACCCCCGGTTTAAACTCAATCTCATAATTACCATGATTCACAAACAAGAAATTATCTTCTTGAAAATCCTGCAGACCGTAAACATCTATTGTAGTACCGTTTTCTATTAAAGATATCTCTTGTTTACTTGGTATAGCGATAATTTTTAATGATGCACTTTCTGATTCAACATACAGTTTCATTTTTGTGATGACATAACCGTTTTTTAATATCGATACTTCAGGATGATAAAAGGCCCCATGGATTTCAATATTGATTGGTGCTTCATCAAGTCCCTGGTTATTAATATGAATGAGTCCTTGATAAGAACTCTCATAGTGATATGGATAACTATAAGGATAAACTTTACCAGACTGATTCCCATTGGCGATAATCTCAAAGGTTTTTTCCTTATACCACATCGATACTTTTTTAAAAACAATCTGACTTTGAATCGTTGAAGCGACCAGTTCACCTTTAGATAAACTTAATACATCCACATAACAATAAGCTTTAAAGGCTGGTGTTTCATAATGCATCTTAAGTGTATCTTTAGACCGTGATAAGTAATCCACAAAGTCTTTATAGCCATGATAGCCTTTTAAGAAAATCAGCGTTTCAGTAATATCTGTTAAAGGGAGATTGCTTTCAGTTTTTGCAAAGTATTTGTTGTATTCTAAGTACTTAATATCTAAAGAAAACCCAAGACCACTGGCTTGGGTTATAATCGTTTGATTTTTATGGTTATAATAATAAAGTTCACCATATTCGTTTTCTAAGTAAAATGCTCTAATCAAATGACACTACCTCCTAATGCTTGATTGATAGAATCAATATCAAAGGTTGGCGATGTTGTATTGATTGTGATGTGGTTTGTATTTGCAGTACTTGTTGATGAATTCGTGGTGTTAAGTGTCTGGCTAGACCCTTTTAGGTTAAATGTATCACTAAAGAATCCACCAACCTTGCCAAAAAAGCCACCCACTTTATCTGCAGCTTTTCCTGCAAAATCACTAATGCCTTCAGTAACATTTGTTGCTATATTGCTGATGCCTTCTGTGACACTACCAAAGACATTTTTAACCTTACCACCAAAGTCCCCTATCTTTTTAGGCAACTCTCCAATCCATTCAAAAATCTTTTGAATAAACTCGATAATCTTTTGAACAACTTTTAAGATTGGATCTAAGACTGTCTTTAAGACTTTAATGGCGGGAACGAGTATCGCTTGTAAGACTTGACCTAAGGTAGTAATCAAAGGTGCCAGGGCTTCTAATATCTCAGCAAACATGGTCACTTGCATAATCAGTGGCATAAGTAAGACATCTAAAATAGGCACTAATAGATCTACAAGCATCACAACTAAATCGATAATCACATCAAGGATGGGTTGTAAAGCTGTAAGGAGTGCATCAACGATCATCATGATCGGAGGAAGCAACAACATGAAAGTTTGCATCAGTCTATCTAGTAAAGCTCTGAACTCTTCACTTTGAAATAAAGCAAGGGCTAAAATGGCAATAAGCGCGCCAATACCGAGGGTTGCAAAGTTTATACCTGCACCCGCAAAAAGACCGGCAGAACCCACACCTTTAAGCGTCATGTCCACAATATTTAAAAGCGGTCCAACCTTACCGACAATCGCAAGTACTGGACCAATAGCCGCAACTACACCTATAAGGGTTGCGATCATTTTTTTTGTATCTGAGTCTAGGCTTTTCCATCTTGCAATCCAGTCTTTAACGACAGGTATCATTTCATCTCTAACTTTGATAATGAGGTTTTGAATCACTGGCATGAGTGTGCTTGCAATATCAACTGCTAAACTAGATAGAGCTTGTTTAGTTCTATCTAGGGCATCGGTGAATTCACCAGCTTGTGCAGCTTGTTCATTAGTCACAATACCAAGTTCTCGTGCTTCTTGTCTTAAATCATCAATAACTTCTGCTTCTTTAGATAAAACAGGAATAATGTCAGCTGCGACTCTTTCACTTAATAAATCATTGGCCACACCAACTCTTATCGTTTCATCTTCTACTTTACTTAAAGCATCTCTAATCAGTAAGAATGCTTCATCGGTGTTTTTACCTTTTAAGTCATCAACAGTAAGTCCAATTAAGCCTAAACTATCAGCAAACTTATCACCATTACCAGTCGCAATATCACCTAAGATACCATTAACTTTAACAAAGGCTCGTTCCATTCTTTCTGTAGATACACCTAAAATGGTCGCAGTGTGATTCCACTCTTGAAACGCTTCAGCTGATAAACCAATCTTTTCTGCCGTATCACCAATCTCATCTGCAGTATAAGCAGTCTTAATAGAAAAGGCTGTTAAAGCAGAAACGGCTCCTAAGATAGGAACCGTTACAGATTTTGTCAGTGTTGATCCAAGTTTACCAATCTTATCAAACTTGGCATTACTTAATTCTTTGATTTTATTGTTTGTATTACTTAACTGGCCATTAAGTTTTGCAAGTTCAGCTTCAGTGTATTGAACATTACGCTTGAGCTTATTAAACTCATCTTGACTCATATCACCAATCTGAACTGCTTTTTTGGCTTTTTCTAGTTCTAGATTTTGTGTATCTAGTCTTTTCTTTGTTGTTTGTAAAATACTATTTAATTTATCTTGTTTTGATTTCCATAAATCAAGATTAGAACTATCATATCTTAAATTAGCATTAATGGCTTTTAGATCTTTATTTTGTTCTTTGAGATCCTTTTTAATGTCTTTAAGCTCATTTTCTAGATCTCTACCATCAAGGCTAAGTTTGATATTAAGTCCTTTTACTGTTTCTGCGATGTTTCCACCTCCAATGCATAAAAAAACACATCATTAAGATGTGCGTTTCTATATTATTACTTTATTTTAGCTATTAAGTCTTTCATACTATCTGCAAAAGTAGGAATATTATTGTTCCAGTAAGGTATAGATACTTCTACTGAACGTACTGCATTCTTGAACTCTTCTTTACTTAAAGTGTTTTTAAATCTCATAAGGAAGAATTCAAAGTCACTCGGCTTCATAGAACGTTTATTAATTTCACCTTCAGCAAGCTTTATTAATACATTAATATATATCATCGCACTACCACGATTCATACCTGTTTTTTCTGAAACCTTATCAGCTAGTTCACCTACCTCACCGACCCCTTTTCTATATTCCAAGAATGCACTCCATACTTCCTCAATCATTTCAGTTGTTATAGAATTGTTTTTTCTTCTTTTGGAATATTCGTCATTTTCTTGATTTACTTCGAAAGAATTTGATTGTTTAGCTTGTTTTAATGTGAAAGGTAGGCCTTTCTCCTTTACAATTTTTTTCATAAAAATTGAAAAAGCAATATCAATATCTACTCCTACCGAATCTAATATAACCTCAACTTCTTCAAGTAATGAGTCATCGACTTCAAATGATAATTTTGACATAAAAAACCTCCTCTTATTTTAATTACATTTATTTACTATAGACTTATTATATATTACATTGTATTTACTGTCAATGGTAATCTATGTAATACTCATGTAATTTAAATTAAAAAGGCGTCAATATCATTTTGTGTCGCTCTTTTACTGGATTTATTCCCACTAATCACATGCTTTTCTAGTTCTACGATTAAAAAGTACGTTTCTAGATCAAATGATTTGGTATCTTCAATCGATAATCCTAAGTGGGCAAGATTAAATATGATATTAGCTGTGATATCTTTTTCTTCTGCGCTATTTTGATTTGCTGGGTGAGGGTGTGCTTTTCTGAAATGTCCCGAGCATTTCACCTATCGTATTCGTCAGATTTTGTAACTCATCCTGGTTACTTAACAAACCAAAATCAAGAGACATTAAAAAGTCATTATATGATTGTTTGCTAAAAGGTCGATGAAGCACATAGATGATCCTAAAGATCGTATCAATAACTGTCGATAAATCTTCTTCTTTTTTACCAGTCTTTTCTAGTTTTTTAATGTCGCTAAATAACTCCGTTGAAAATACATTACGATAATCAATGATTGTAAAAAGTGATGAATGCAGGCGATAGTCCTTGTCACCTAGATTAAGTGTTTTTTCCATGTGCTACTCCTTATAAGAATGTTGGCAATGTCGGTGCAGTGGTTAGAAATGTCGCATAATTTGTATCCGTTGCCCCTGCGATTGCTCTTAAGATCAGATTGTTTCCTGCTTCAATTGGTCTAGCTGTAATATTAAGTTCGATTGAATTTGCTTCAATAGAATCTGATTTTGTTTTACTTGAATCTCCTGAAGGCGATGCTGTACATAAGAAATACCATATACGTCTAGCTTTCAAGTCACCTTGAATTTCATAGCCTAATGCGAATGTCTTTGTTTCCGCATTGACAATTTCTATTAAGTTACCATTGGTATCTTCTAAGAAACCAAAGATATCTTTTTTAAATGCTTCATCAATTTCAGTAAACTTAAGTGTCACATTAGACCCTGAATTTGATACAAGTGTCTTAATCACTTTATCATCTGCATAGACTTGTGCACTACTACCAATGACCTCAGTACTAATTTCTTGTGCTCCTTCTAATCTCTTAGGTATACCAAAGGTCCAACTACCATCTTCTGTTTGTGTTGCTAGTGCATAATGCACATTGGTTAAACCAAATGTTACTTTATTACTCATTGTTATAAAACCTCCAATTTGATTTCATATACACGGTTTATTGAACCGTC